TGGCGGCGGCAGCCTTTTTGATATCCTCAGGATTAAAGGACATACCTTCAGGCATAGACATACCGGGTGGCATAGACATACCTTCGGGCGCACCACCTTCCGATTGAATCTTACCCATCACCTTGGCAAACTCATCTTCCAACGTTTTCTTGAGTACTTCGTATTCTTCTTTTTTATGGTCACCGGCAAATCCTTCACACGCGGCTTCAATATCGCGGATATGAGAATTGAGTTTTGCCGTGGTTTCTTCGTCAATCTTTTCCTTCAAATCTTTCATAGAACCCTTGACTTGGTACATATAATTTTCCATAGACGCTTTGGCCTCGATACAGTCCCGTAATTCTTCGTCTTGTTGTTTGTATTTTTCGGCTTCATCCACCATACGTTCAATATCTTCCTTGGTAAGACGTCCCTTGTCATTGGTAATTGTAATCTTTTCCGCCTTACCAGTCGATTTTTCGGAAGCACTTACATTCAAAATACCGTTGGCGTCCACATCAAATACCACTTCAATCTGGGGTTGACCACGAGGCATAGGTGGGATACCGTCGAGTTGAAACTTACCTAACAATATATTATCACGAGTCAACGTACGTTCACCTTCAAATACTTGAATCAACACACCAGGTTGATTGTCAGAAAATGTAGAAAATGTTTGTGATTTCTTGGCCGGAATGGTGGTATTACGAGGAATTAATTTGGTCATCACCCCACCAGCAGTTTCCAATCCCAAACTGAGTGGGCAAACGTCCAGTAACAATAGATCGGAAATATTACTATCGGTGGATCCTGACAACACGGCGGCTTGTACCGCGGCACCGTAGGCCACGCATTCGTCAGGGTTGATGGACTTGCACATCTCTTTACCGTTGAAATATTCCTTCAACAATTCTTGGATTTTGGGAATACGGGTACTTCCTCCGACCAATACAATTTCATGAATATCTGACTTACCCATACGTGCATCGCTTAATACCTGATCTACTGGTGCCATCGTACGCTTGAAAATATCATCGCACAAATTTTCAAATTTGGCACGGGTAATAGAGGTAGTAAAATCGACTCCTTCATATAGACTATCAATCTCAATCGATGCTACGGTAGCGACTGACAAGGTTTTCTTGGCGTTTTCACATGCGGTACGAAGACGACGCATGGAACGTTTACTCTCCGTAATATCCTTTTTATGTTTACGTTTAAATTCCGCAGCAAAATGTTCAACAATCAATGTATCAAAATCCTCACCACCTAATCTTGTGTCACCTCCCGTTGCTTTGACCTCAAATACCGAGTCTTCAATTGTCAAAATAGATACATCATGCGTTCCCACGCTTTGTTATCACATTGGAATTTAACCAATGTTTCTCTCACTTTCATGAGAGGTCAGACTATATCTTCACTTCATTATTTAAAAATATTTCAATTTCGATTAACATTTGATTCCAATTATGTGGCGTTATCAAAATAAATTTACGGTATTTTTCTTTTTTATTACATGTATTAGTTACCGCATCTTGTTTTGATTGCCATTTCCCTGATTCCACCTGTTTTTTATGCCATATATGAAAATCTTTAACTTCTATTAATAATGATCCTATTTCAAAATCGACACGATATTTATGTGCGGTTTCGTTATGTATATAATCAATATATGGACCATTTTGTACAGCATATTTATGTTGATTACACCAATCGATAAATTTCTTTTCCAATTTGGACTGAAATACCAATCGATTTCCACAACAATTTTGTGTAGGACGTATTTTAAATGTACGATTACATAGTTTACATTCTTTACACAATATTTTATACTGATTTTTAAATCCTTCTAATGACTTTGCTCTCCAATCTTTTCCACAATTTTCACAATTCAGAATTGGCTGATTTGCTTTAAATAATGAATTAGTGTTGGGATCATACATAATTGAAGTAAATCGCATTTGATTTGAAACTTTATAAATACTCCAAAACTCATATCGTTCTATATGTGGAAATGTTCCGTTTCCAATACTTTTAATACGTGGACGAATTCGTTTATATTCATCTTCGGATAGATGATGTAGAAAAAATGATGATTGATACAATTCTGGATAAGACATAAATTCAGTAATACTTTGTTCATGAAAAATGCGCGGTTCACATTTTAGTTGTGGTTGAATTGGTACATGTTTTTCTATATCACCCGAACGAATCAATTCTCTACATTTGTTCATCTTATGGATTTTACAAATACCACAATTTGTATTTTCTGAACGAATTTTACGTAAAAAACTGGTAGTAGAAATTGTATTGATATTTTCACATTGTATACATTTATATGAAATAGTATATTGATTCTTATTGTTCAATTTTATTTCATTTATAAATATATGGCATATGGAATCTTGAGTTGATGAGTATTTACTATTTTCAAATACTATATTACGGTTATTAATAGATATTTCGTTGTTATTTTGTTTATCATACACTTTTATGATGGAATCTAAAATTTGTTGCTTCATGTTAATATATTAGAATTGATTAATTTTATATAGTTTGAAGTGTCTGGCGCTCGTGGCAGTTTCTTCTACGTGAGATTACTCCTACTAGTCGTTGAACCTTCGGGTCGTCGCCGATCCGCTTGGCTGCTGATTGCCCATTGTACTTATCCGCTTCTTTTTCAAACCTTCACGCTCACAGTTGCCCATCACGTTGTGGTAGAATCGGCTTTAGGGGTTTCCAGCAATTCACCAGATTTCCTAATAAACGAAATTAACAACATGCCACTAATGTGGACACATTGTTAAACTCATTCATTCGGAGTGGGTTTACACCACAGGAGGCAGAACGTTTACCTCCACAATCAAAGATCAAAATGTTTTTCTCACCCGTAGATTTTTTGTCCAACCCATAGGCAATGGCCGCCGCGGTAGGTTCATTGATGATACGTAATACATTCAATCCAGCAATGGCACCGGCGTCCTTGGTCGCTTGGCGTTGAGAATCATTGAAATACGCGGGAACGGTAATCACGACATCAGTGACCGTCTCACCCAAATAAGATTCAGCAACTTCCTTCAACTTACCAATAATCATTGCCGAAATTTCCTCTGGGGCAAAAGTCTTGTACTCTCCTTTGTATTCAACTTTAATCTTGGGTTTATCGTTGTCATCAACTACATTGTATGTAAAATTCGCAATATCTTTTTGTAAAAATTCATCGGAAAACTTGTGACCGATCAACCGTTTGGCATCATATACTGTATTAAAAGGGTTAGTAGTAGCGGAAGATTTGGCAGCTTCACCAATCAATCGTTCTTCAGCAGTGAAAGAAACATAGGATGGCATTGTTCGATTACCTTGGTCGTTTGCGATGATTTCGACTTTTCCATTTTGCCACACAGCCACACAACTGTTGGTGGTACCAACATCCATACCGATAGCGATTGTCATATTTGATATATAGGGGAGGGGTATCAAAACTATCTCGTTGAGAATATACATAATAATAGAAAAATTCTTTATATTATTATTTTCATATACACTAATTACCAAGCATAAATACCAATGTTCTAGAACAATTCTTGTACATAATTTCTTACAAGGTTCGTGTTTCCGAGACTTCACGTAAAATTTTCATCAAGTCATGGGTAAAGGTTTCAATCATAAAGGGTGTCTTGTCGATCTTGGTCAAATATTGGTGTGCTTCCAAAATAGCATTCGGTCGATTCAACAAGTCGTGTACACTTGGAAATGGTTGGGTACAGCCCAGGGGTACCATATAATATAATGGATAATCGTCTCCCAATACTTCAACCACCGCCGGATGACGATTTACAATGACGGGTGTATTACGTATAACACATTCCAAGAGGGTATTAATGGCAGATCCGTCCACCAAATTCAAGAACACAATGTTTTTGGTCAATAAGGTATCATACATATGATTATCAACATATTCCAAGATCTTGGTATGATCACATATAGTTTGAATATATTGATTCATATGTCGATACCAATTGTTCCGTGTATCCTTGCAATTTACGTAACAACGTCGTTCCAAGGATGTCGTATTTGAATCTACAGATACATTGTCAGACGATATAAATGGTGAAAACGAACACATAGGGAAAGAGTCTGAAACCCCCATGTCAAATGGTACATCGTTCTTGGTATCGAGATACGGAAAATAATTGTTCATATATTTTCCTTTCAAGGCCACCTTTTGTATTTTTACACTACGAGTTTTTATTTTTGGAGTATTCGTTTCTATAATACCAAGTAAAGGAATATCAGGCGTACGTTTTTTACAAAACAACCAATGCCACCATGGTCTGGACTTGGTCAATGGGGGCGAATCTGAAATCGAACCAAGATTATATGGTTCGTCGCCACTTAATCTTGGTTCGATTTCAGATTCCGGTATTTCGTGAAATATATACTCATTCGCTAATTCAATTTGATAAAAAGAAAAAATATTCCGTAGCCAACCACCAACATGTAATAATTTAATATCTTGGTTGTCCAAGAACTCTTGGTAATTAAAGGTTGAAACAGCAACTTCGGTCGGGTGTGTTAACACCAGAACGGGTAAAGGTTTGTTCAAATGATCAATACCTTTTAAATATTCCAAGAATTGTAATTGTAATGTTTTAGATAGTACAATAATTGCCTTACAATAGCGTAAACTTTCCAAGAATTCAGGACATGATAATAAAGTATGATTGTTATGTTCACTGAATGTGGTATCAAACGTATGATGTATTACGCCCACCCACGGTTTTTTATATGGTATAATATCAATATACTTGTAAATTTTGCGTTTCCAATGAAATGTACGATCAACATACAAATCTAACAACAAATCGGTGGAAGAATGACTACTATATTTGCGAATATTATCATACACATATTTCCACCCCGATCGATGTGCGCCTGATTTGTCATTTTGGTCAATATAATCAATATTAAATTTTGGCAAGGGGCTACCGTACCTTGTAGCCTCTTCACTACCGGAAGAGTTAGGCAACGAATTGTTCGATGGTGTAATATTATTTATTCCATTATGATGTGTGATAACCCATGACCATTCATTGATATAATCGTAATCAGGTGTAAACATCTTAGTAATTAATCCGTGATTATACGATGAATCGATTGTATTGGTCAAATAATAACTCACAACGCAAACTACAATGTCTTGGAGATACGGATCTTGGATTTCTCTAAAATTCATATAACCATGATCCTGAGAAAATTCATGTAATTTGGTAACCAATGTGTTGATAACAGGAAATTCAGTACTAATTGTTATGAGTGAAGGTGACAAGGGGCACACGGGCGAGGTGGCATCACACTCAGAACCCGCTTCGCGGGTTCCCAGTTGCTTCACCAACCCGGACGATGGGCAATTCACTAATCGAGTATTCAATAAGAAATCATATTCATCGGCGTCTTCGATACGGGTCATCAGAACGCTGTGTGTAGATTTTTCCAAGACGATTTTACGAATGGCAGGGTAACATTCTTTAGATACTTTTAAAAAAGACGTATAAGAACGTTGTAGGCAGTATTTGGCTTCTGCATAATTGTTCGGTTTGACCAACAAATTGAATTTGATCATAAATAGTTTCCGATCGAATTTAGTAGGTAAATCTTTATCATTTTTGTCCAATATATATCCGTAATCAGGATTCCAATTGATATCCAATAAAAAATTATGTATTTTCTTGGTGGTATAAATAGGTATCATGGGCACGCCAGTGTAAACACTGAAGAGAGTGGCATGAAAACGCATGGGTATCATAATGTGGAAGGTGGAATACAATAATAGCATTTCATCTAAAGCGAGTGTAAAATTGATATTCAATACGGATGGACGCACTGTATCTGATAACAGATTCATTACATCTGATTGTATCAATGTATCATTTTCTTTGTTTTCGGTAGTGTCAATTTCACCAAGAGGCTTGGTGTTAAAAGGAACTAATACCACAAAATACCCGTCCTTTACCAAATTGTAAATCAATAAAGCAAAATTCTGGATAATTTTATGATAATTATCATAATACGGGTTATCAGGGTGATAAATATGGCGACAAAAGGAGATACCGATTATCTTTTGTTTCAGGGTTTTTAATCGATTATAACAGGTAATAAATCGTACATCATTGGTAATAATAAAATTTTTTATAGACGAAATACGGAGTGCATCAGATACATAACATGATGTATCGGGTAAATATCGTATGCGTGATTTATTCATGGGGTTACTATTTTCTAACTTCGAAGGTGGCAGAGCCACCGGAAAAGTTAGTAGTGAAGAGGCATTCTGCCCCTTATCAAAGTACGATGAAAATATGGGAATATCTTGTAGTGTTCGTAAAAAAATAGTATCAAAAATGTCTAATTTTGTTTTATTGTCGGGATTCATAAAAATATCATTATAAGGAATTCCCACGGATAACGCGATGACCGTCAGGTTATCCTTGATTTTGATGTCAGGTGTTATTTTTGTATTTAATTTGTTTAAAAAATAGGTATTCAATACATCTCCCCCGCCCAATATGACGACAGAATTTGGTAAAATCGCAAATGAATCCAATTTATCACAGTCAATAAATTGTAAATCGAAGGAAACATCATATAATACTCTTTTCAATAAATGTTTGATAGATATTTTGTATTGTTCATCACCAAGATTATAATGATTATAATAACCGACTACTAAAATAGGTATGCCTGTAGTAGACTTTAACTTTTCCATAAAATAGTACAGGCCTTCTATAACAAGTATA